CGGTGCGGACTGCCGCATCTATGCCAACGAGGGCATCTGTCAGCTGCTGTTCTTTGAAGGTGACCCCTGTTCGGTCAGCTACGAAGACCGCGCTGGCAAATACCAGGATCAAGAGCACACCGTGACCTTGGCCACGGTCTGAGCAAAGGGTTGGCAGGTGGCCGGTCCTCACGCGGTGCCGGCCTTACCGCAGCCTGCCTCTACGGTTCCGCCTAGCCCTCGAAAAAAGGTCTAGGCCAACACATTAGCCATTTCTCCCCCCACACCGCTGCCAATGGCTACGCCTGGCACTTCCGTCGATTGGATCATCCAGCACTCGCGTCGCTACCCCCTCCTCACCCCCGCAGAAGAGATCACCTTGGCCCGTCAGGTGCAGGCTTGGGTAGCCCTTGGTGAGCTGGAGAAGCCCACCAAACAGCAGAAGGCGATCATCAACAAAGGCCGCCGCGCCCGTGATCGCTTCTTTCTCTCCAACATCCGCCTGGCCGTCAATGTGGCCGGGAAGTACAAAAAGTACAGCGGCACCCTCACCCTTGAAGACCTGATACAAGAGGGTCTGATTGGCCTCGATTCCGCGATCCTCAAGTTTGAACCGGCGCTGGGCTACAAGTTCAGCACCTATTCCTACTGGTGGATTCGTCAAGGGATCACACGCGCGATCAACCGCCACAGCCGCATCATTCACCTGCCGATGCAGGCCAACGATCAGCTGCGCAAGGCCATGGACTTCATGCAGCAGCACCTGCGGGAGCAGGGCAAGCTGCCGCCGCTGGCCGATGTCGCCAAGCATTGCGGCATCCAAAAGGAAACGCTGCTTGGCTACCTCAACCACAACGCCAGCGTCTTGAGCCTGGATCAGAAGATGCCCGGCGGCGAGAACTACGGCGACTTCATGGATGTGGTGGCCGATCCCCGCAGCCTCCAGCCCGCTGACGATGACCTACAGCAGTTCAGCGAGGCCCTGCATGAGGCCATTGATGATCTGACGCCTGAGCATCAGCACATCATCCGCAGCCGTTACCTCTGCGGCACCCGCCTGCCCAAGCCGTATGAACAGATCGGCGCCGATCTGCAGGTGAGCCGTCAGGCAACGCAGCAGATGCACACCCGCGCCATGACCACCTTGCGGCTCAAGCTTGGCGGTCTGCAAGGGCAAGCGTGCATTCAAGCTCTGCGATCCGCCGCGTAGCGCCGCGAATGATCAGGTCTTGGTGCAGGGAGAGTTCACAGAGCTTGAGCAGCATCCGCTGCGCTTGCACCAAGTCGTAGGTCTCCACCGCCCGTCGTTGCCGCTCCAGCGTGAGCAGGTGCTCTGGCCCCGGCTGGGGCACCATCCACTCACCCCAGGCCATAAAGGCAACCTAGGAGGTCACAGTAAGGTGCCTGATGTCAGTCCCCACCGTGGAGTTGGTGGAGACCAACAACGGCCCGATCTGGCGAGTCTGTGGGCTCGGCTATTGCACCGAGCACCGCCAACGCTGGCAGGCCGAGGTGATGCATCAATGCCTTCTGGCCGCCAAAGGTGTGCAGCCAGATGATCTCAAGCGCTAGGCAAGTTCAGCCGGATGTTCACTCTGCCCCCGTGGTCATGCCGGGGGCTTTTTCATGCCGCCTCCAGCGGTTCAGGATCATCCAGTTCACGGCTGAGCCACAGGCGTGTTTGATCCTCTGAATAGGAGAGGTAGGTGATGCCATTGGCCATCGCCATCCACACCACCACGCCGGTGTCACGGCGGTGGACCTTCCACAGGCCGGGCTGAATGCGCTGGCTGATGTTCACGTTCCTCATGGTTCCGCGAGGATGCACCAACCGCTGCGCGGGCCTTCCACCAGCCACCGTGGCCCCCAGTTCGCTTTGCTGTACGGCAGCCCTGAGCCTTTGCTGTTGAGGTAGGTGCCGCGCACCAGATCCAGCTCCCCGAACGGATCGTTCACCAGGACGTGACCGGAGGTGATGCCGATCACGGTGAGCCAATGGCCGCCGCCACTGGGCTTGGCGCTGGTGCCGTGATGCAGGAACCCGCACGGGATGGGCACCGACCGTGAGATCTGCCGCTGCAGGTCATCCCAACCGGCGTCTTGCCTGAAGCTGGCCTTGATGCCGTAGTGCGCGAGCGCCTTGAGCTGGGCGTTCACGTCGGTGGTATCACCAAAGCGCAGCACCGTCTTGAGGTATTGATCATCCGCTGCAGGACCAGTGATCACCCCAGGCCGCAGGAAGGCCACAAGCATGGCGCAGCTGCTGGAGAAACACATGCGGTTGGCTTGGCCAGCCACCGTGGAATCGCGCTGGCTGAAGTACGGCACCCGCAGCGGTGCATTGGGCTTTTGCTGCGCCGGCACCCCTAAGCGCTGCTCACCGCAGAAGAGCGCCACCTCTGCAGCCCGCCGCCGCTCTAAGCCGGCCAGTACGGCCTCACCGGCATGGACCCAGCGCGGCAGCTCCTGCTTCACCACCGTGCAGGGATCTTCCCCGGCCAGCAGTCGCTTGCGCAGGGTGGACTCTTCCAGCGCCCCAAGGCCCAGGTTGTAGGCAAAGCTGATCAGGGCCGCCACCTGATTGGGCTTCCATTGCTTGGCCAGCGGCAGCAGGTGCAGCACCCCAGGGCCAAAGAGGTTCTCCACCTCGTTCTGCAGCAGCTCATCGGCCAGGGCCTGGCTGATCTTGTCGCCGATCCGCACCGGGGCATCCATCAGCCTTGTGGTGCCCCAGCCGATGGTGGGCACACCGGCTGGGCAGCGATACGCCTCTAGGTGACAGCCTTCAAACTCGCGGATGATCTTGAGGGTTGGCGCCAGCCAGGTCGGCGGCAGCGGTTGCTTGGCCAGCGGATCAGACCGATACAGCTCCGCAAACTCCTTCAAGGTGTCAGCGCTGAGCTGCTCCTGCAGCCAGTCCCACGCCGCCAGCTGATGCGGCAGTTGCTTGTGATGCTTCGCCGCGTCGCGCAGCTGAATGATGCTCATGCCTCAGGCTCTTGGCGTTTGCGGGTTTGCGCCGGGCTGTCGATGAAGTAGGCCAGCAGCGTGCCCGCTGTGCTGCCCGCCACGGTGAAGGCTTGGGTCCACTGCTGACCGCAGGCCATCGGTTTGCGCGCCTCGCAGTTGACGACGTTGCCGGTGGCCATCAGCAGGCTGTAGCCGTAGCAAACACCGAGGAAACGCAACACCCAAGTGGAGACCGCTGCATTGCTCACTTGCCCGTCATCTCCAGCTTTCGCACCCGCGTCTCCAGATCGCTCAGCCGTTCCTTGCTGTCGTTCTTCAGCTCGGTGATGTCGCTCTGCAGCGTCTCCAGTGCTTGGTCGATCTTCGTCACCTGCATGAACAGGCCACCAAGACCGAGCACGGCGGCGACCATCAGGGCGGGGATGGTTTGAGCGACCCATGCCGGGGCAATCACCTCAACGTCGTGATGCTGTTGCTCGGCCACGACTCAACCCTTACGCCGTCCTTTGTTGACCTTGCGGCTTTGCGCGACGAGCCGCAATACCTGGATGCCGAGTTGCACCCAGCTGTTTGCTTTGACCGCTGGCGTCAAACTCAGCAGTTCACTGCCGGCTAACGCAACGGCGGCGACTTCGGCCACGGTTTTGTAGTCCATGCGGCAGATCCGTTTCTCTAGGTTGCCGGCAAGAAAAAGCCCCCGCCTTAGCGAGGGCTCCCGTCTCCCAGCTCGCAGCTCAGCTCTCGCCGTCAGCTGCTTGCTCGAAACTTGCCTTCTTCTTGCCGCTGGTCTTGGCCACCACCGCCTTGCGCTCGTCAGCGCTCAGGGTCCAGCCATTGCGCAGGGCATCCATCATCTCCAGCCGGGTCGAGGCCACATAGGTGGCCCCTGTGTCCGGGTGGGTGAGGGTGACCGGATAGGCCGACATCACTTAGCGATGTAGACCGTGGCGGTGGCAGCGCCAGGGCTGCCGGTCTTGGTGATCACACCCTTGACCACAGCAGCGCGACCGCCGAGGCGCTCGGTCACTTCAGGGCCAGAGAAGGGCACCTCTACGGTCTTGGCCGTAGCGGGCAGGGTGATCGACTCGATCACCACAAAGGTGCCACCAGCAGCCGTGGCGGCTTGCAGGCTCACAGTCCACTCGGCCGAGCCGGCGGTGTAGGAGCTGTAACCACCGGAGGCGATCACCACCTTGGCGGTGTTCAGGCTGGAGGCATCAAAGGTCACCTCATCACCGGTGACGGTTGAGGTGGCGGCGCTGGCAACAGCCAGCTCCAGTTCAGCGTCGCGCAGGTAACCCCGGCGATCACTCATTCCAGTTGCGACAGGCATGGGTCAATCCTCAGTGAGGTAAAGAACAGAGATCAGGCAGCGACAGCGGCATTAGTGATGCCAGCCAGACGTGCAATGGCACGGGGGTGGAACACGGCCATGCCGAGGTAGGCCTCCACGCGGATGCGACGCACGGGCTTGGTGTCGATCTCGCCCAGATCGCGCACGCCGATGCCACCGTTGGTGATCAGAGTGGCGCCATTGACGCCAGCGGCCACGCAGTAGACCGAGCTGCAAGCGCTGCTGCTGCCTTGGGTCTCGTTGAAGGCCATGATCTGAGCACCGGCTTCATCGTGGTCGATGTCGATGATCGGCACGCCGTTGTAGGAGAGCTGCTGACGGCCTAGGGCGTCCTGGCCGTACTGCAGGTTGCCCACCGCAGCAGCCACGCGAGCAGCAGCCGAGAGGCGGCGACGCAGGGTGCGGTTCATGATCAGCACCGGGTTGCCCACGGTCTCATCCACCGCGTCGATCAGCTCATCGAGGGCAGCGAGGCTCAGGCCACCGCCGTTGGCGGCGTTGGTGATCAGCTGCGAAGAACCCGAGGGGATGCGGGCCTGCAGACCGTCGAACTCATTGACGTTGCTGGTGGAATCACCCTTGATCAGGGTCTTCTCCAGCTTGAGGCGAGCAGCCTTGACCTTCATCGCCACCTGAGCGGTGCGGATCTCAGGGCCTTGCATGGCCTCAAGAGCCAGGTCGATGTCCACATCACCGCCGAAGATCTTGAGAGCTTCAGACTGGGGGTTGATGATGCCGGTGGACTCGGAGTAGGCCTCGTTGACACCACGGAAACCGATGCCGGGGAGGGTCTGCTCTTGGTTGTAGTGAATGCCGGTGCCCGTCACCGACAGCTGAGGCATGGCTGCGTACAGCTTGCCTTCGCGGAAGATTTCAACGATCCCCTGCTTGAGGGAATCCTGCCGGCCCAGTTTGCCGGCCTCGATGGTGGTAAGTGCCACGATTCAGAGGTGGGTGGGTGTGGTTGATGTCCTGATGGCGTCGCACCGCAAGACAGGCCGCACATCGCGTGATAGCCGTGGCTTTAGTTGCCAACAATGCAAAAGCCCCGCCGTAGCGAGGCTTGATTAGCCCGATGCAAAGCAGAGCGGGAAGAAAAGGTGAGTAGACGGCGAGACTAAGCAGCTGCAGGTGCTGCAGCCCAGGGCAACCCTTGGGCGACTTTTGGAGCACGCTGATCCTCGATCTGCTGCGAGAGGGCCTGGTGGATCTCTTCCAACTTCTCCTCACCAAACTTGGCCTGCACCCAGCTCACCACCTCTGCCTCAGTGACGTTGGCAAAGGGGATCATGTTGTCAGGGTCAGCGGGGTCGAGGCCCAGGCTGCCGTAGGCAGAGCTGGCGTACACCTCGTCTTCACTGCGGGCGGCCACCGAATAGTGAACCGTCTGAATCTCTCCGGTTTGCGCCAGTCGTTCGAGCTGGTTAATGGTCCAGGTGTAGGTGTCAGCCATGGGTGCAGTGGCGGTGGGTCAAGGCTAAGAGTGGTGCAACCTGTTGAATAGGCCGGTTGCCCGCCTAGTGAGTAGGACTATTGGGCCTCAAGAGCTGCCAGGCGTGCTTCAAAAGATTCAAGTTGGCTCTTCTGTCGCTTGATGATATCCAATAACGGCACCACCAGGCGCTCGTAAGCAACGCCGTTGGGGACTCGCTGTGCGTCGGCTTTCAACTGACGCCGTTGGCGCGTCACCTCTTCTGTTTCAATTCCTTCCTTCAGGCGTGGATCATCTGGCTGAAGCTGAACAGTCTCGGTAACATCTACCAGTTCGTAAGCATCTTCTTGGTATCCATAATGAACGAAGCGTGGATCAACCTCAGCTACCTCTTCCGCGATTAAACCGTACCAAGACCATTCCTGGCAGTCAGTTTTACACTTTGAGCGATACCAAACCGGGCGCAGGCCCAGAATTTTGTCCGCAAGAGTGCTATCAAGATCCTCTACGTCCCGTTTGTAGGCGATTGAGGAAGTGGAGAGGTAGAGCCTGTTAGAGTCAGCGCTATCAAGGAAGGCGTTAGCGCCGGAGGCGGTTGTTGTGATGTTCGGAAATTGGTTAGAGGCTCCAGCAAACCAATTCTTGGCAGAGGACCACTCTTGATAGAGTCCCCAGTTGTTGGTAATTGTCAGCCCTGCACTGCCAGTAGGAGGCCGCAGTCTTAAACCAAAAAGATTTGTAATTGTTGCATTTAAGGTTCCGCCTGACCCTTGGACTCCCCAATACGGAGACGTTTCAAAGAAAGAATAATTGGAGACGTTTATGGTTTTAGTTCCAGACGCAGTGTTGAATATAGATAAATTTGGCTGGACTCCAGTGCCATTTGTAATGTTAACCGTAGATCCATCTCCTGGTCTAATACTTACTGCTTTTAAGCCACCTACGATGGCAATAGTCTGCGTGCCGCCAGCGGGTGGAGTTAGGTTAACGCTAAACCCCTCGATAAGAGACGTTGTCCTACCGTTGGCGTTGATGCCGCCGTAAGTAAATATATCAGTAATTGCAACGTACTGCTTGCAGGTGTTACCGTCCGTCCAGTTGAATGTTTGGTGTAGCCCGAAAAAATACAACCGCTCAATATCCTGCGTATTTCCCGCTGATTTTGTTAATTGAAAACGGGTGCCGTAAACGTTATTAAAACCGCCAGGCGTTACGGTGTCTATTACTTGAGCCGTCCCCAACTCAATGCTTTGAGCTAAACCAGGTGTGACATTAAAGCCTGACGTGGTTGGATATGTTTTGGTGGAGATATTTGTAAAGCTTACTCCTGTATCGGCTGTTGTTGATAAAGTAGTAGGCGTTTGTACTTGAAATATTGCATTACCAAACGTCGCAGTGCCAACACCAACATTCCCACTCGCATCAATGAAGAGTCTCCCAACCCCGTTAGACGAGATGGCTAATTGATCTGCGCCGGGGGAGTAGATGCCGGTGTTGGGGTCACCGGAGAACTTCAGGCTGGGGCTAGACGCGGAACCCAACGCCAAAGCGCTGTTGCTCCCGTCCTGCTTAAGCATCGGGTGCCCACCGGCCGTGCTGCCGTCGTGGACCACTAACACATCCTTGTCGGTGTCAACCGTTAGCTCACCAACAGCACCCGTGAAGCTGCTGTGCTCCGCAGTCGTGCCGCGACGGTTCTGTACTTGAGTGGCCATCAGGAAAGGGCGCCGAAGTCCAACGTCCCGCTGGAGCCTCCCGTGATCAGCCCATAGTCCTGATTGCCAAAGGCAATCCGAATGATCTCATCAGAGCCCGCATTGCGCTTCATGTAGACAGCGCCGTCGTAGGTGTTGATTGCCAACTCACGCAGCTCTAGATCGCTGGTAGTTGGCACCTTGCCTGCAACTGCAGAACTCTTGAGTTTGATCGTGTTGGCCATGTGGCTGTCCGAGTGGCTATCTAGCCGGACGGCCTAACTTGCCCGTCAGATCAGAACGAACCGCCGTCAATCGTGGCGCTAGGGCTCAGGTAATCCGTGCCGTCCACAGCCGCTGTGAAGGCGCTGGTGCCATTGCCCTTTACCAGACCTGTGAGCGTGGTAGCGCCGGTGCCGCCATAGGCCACCGCCACCGTGGTGCCCTGCCAGGTGCCGGTGCCGATGGTCCCCACACTGGTCAGGCTGGAGCTGGTGACACCAGAGCCCAACGCCGAGCCCGACAGCACCGCCGTGCCGTTGATGTAGTAACTCTTGCCGCTGGCGAGGTTGATGTGCTCGCTAGAGGTCCACGCATCGGTGGCATCCACCCAGAGCCAGGTCTTATCGGTGGCACCCTTGAGCACCAAGCCACCGCCGTCAGCGGTGGAATCATCCGGGCTCGTAACGGCACCCAGCTCAAACGTCTTGTCATCCACCGAAACCGTGGTGGAGTTGATAGTGGTGGTGGTGCCATTAACGGTCAGGTTGCCTGAAACCGTCAGATTTCCCGACAACGTGCCACCGGCCAGCGCCAGATAGACGCTGCTCAGGTCTGGGATGTCATTGGCCACCAAACTGCGAAAGGTCGGCGCTGCAGCTGAGCCCGTCGCCGGACCCGCTAGCACCAGATTCGCGTTGCGGGTGGTGGCTGAGCTGATGTAGGCGCCAGGGCCGCCAATCGCTAGCGCACTGGTTGCCGTTCCACCAGCACCGCCAGTACCGAGTCCGTAATAGAGAACTTGGCTGTCTTCGTTAAAGGCCAGCTCGGCGTTGGCCAAGCTGCTCGGCGCACCCGAACCGCCACCAATCGCTCGCCGCTTGATTCGGATCGTGTTGGCCACGGACTAGCTGCTAGGTCTTTGCGCTGAAGTTGCCCCTACCAGTGGCCGCCATCGGTCAAGGTCAAGGTGGTGTGTTGATTCACCTTCCAGCTACTGCTGGCTGCATCCCACACCAGCACCGCGTCATCCACCAGGCCGGTGTCATCCACATCGGCGAGGTCCGCAAGATCGAGGCTCACATGGCCGGTCTGTCCGTTGACGCTCTGCACCTGCAGGGTCGGCGGCACCTGAAAGGCAAACTGCCCGCCAGCACGGCTCAGGGGGATGCGCAGCTGTGTCTGCCGCTTGGGGCCGACATCTTCAATGACCGCAAGGATCTGCGCGGTGGTGCCCGGAAAGCCGGCCTGCACCAACGCCGCCGCACCCTCTAGATCAGCGCCGCCCCAATCCAGCAGGAACACGTTCCAAGTCTGGAGGAACGGGCTGCTGGTGTACTGCGCCTGTTGCTCCAGCTCCGGCACGCTGCTGATCACCACCTCCAGCCCACTCACGCTGGTGCTCGCGCCCATGCCGGCACCGGGATCGCGCACCACCAGTGCTGGTGTGGTGCTGCCATTGGCAAGGGTGTAGGTGCCGAGGTGAGCAGTGAGAGCCGTGGCCAGGGCTCCCCGTAGCGCAAGGATGTCCACGCCAGAGCTTTAGGTTGAAGTTGCCCCTAACAGCCGGCCAGCACTGGCCTGCTCATGGAGCAGCAGCACACCGGCTTCAAAGTGGATGGGCTGCAGCCTTGCAGGCAGACGCAGCTGGTAGCGCAGCAGCGGGCGGTCAATGTCGCTTAGCTCCACGCTGGTGCCGGGGGTTTGCCCTTTGGCTGCAATAAAGCCGCGCACGTGGCCGCCTTCCCAGCTGGGGGCCACTACCACCAGATTGCGATCTGCGCTGACCAGCGCCCGGATCTCCGGCACCTGAGCCGGCACCGCTGCTCGCTTGACCACATCGCGCCAGATGCCGATCAACAACGGCGGTAGCTGCTCCTCATGCCGCAAGGCCAAGCAGATGTGCGCCACCACCGCTGGTAGCTGATCCTCTTCGCTGCGCTCCTCTGTGCGGAAGAACAGCCAGTCCTGATGGCTGGTGGCTTTGCCCTTCTTGGCATCGCGGTTGATGTTGTACAGCAGGCTGCACAGCTGCGCTCCTTGCAGCTCCTGCAGTTGCAGCTCTTGCCGCTGCAGCTCCAGCAAGCTCCGATGCGCCGCCATCACCACCACCACCTTCTCGCTTGCAAAGGTGCTGCGATGGAACTGGCCGGGGAAGGCCTTGACCAAGGCCCAGAACAGGGCCGGCCAATCTATGCGGCTTGGCTTCCAGTCCCCGGCCGCTGCTTTTTTATCTCCTCCTCAGATGGCGGGGCGGTGGTGTCGTCCTGCCCGGCTTGGCGCTCCTCTTCAAAGAAGGCAAACAGGGCATCCATCAGGGGCTGCGGCAGCTGGCTGGTGTCCGCCATGCTCCACTGCGGCCGCTCCAGCCGGTAGCGAATCAAGGCCGTGACGCTGGCCAGCATCCGCTCCCGACCACGCTGCACATAGATGCGCGTCAGCTCTGCAATCTCGCTGAGGTATTGCAGGCGAATCGCATCCTGCTCCGGGCTCATGCTGCTGCCCACCGCTGAGGCTTCCACCAAGGCGAAGGCTTCGAGGATGGTGATCTCCTGCTCAGCGCTGATCCGCTGCGCCAACTTGGCGGCCACCACCACGGCGGCATCGTTCTCGGTGGTCAGATCACTGACCGCGATCACTTCACCGACCTGCAGTGAGCCATGCACGGGCAGCTCCAGGATGCCGGTGGCCTTGGTGCCAATGCGGCGCTTGCTGCGCTTGGCCGGCGCAACCACAAAGGGCAGATCGACGCTCATCAACCCAGCCCGTAGCCGATCTTGTCGAGGGCACTCATGCCCTGGAGGCTGCCGGCCGTCAGGTTGCCGCTGCCGCGCATTCCGCCGCCATGGCCGTTGCTGGTGGGGGAAAAGAAGTGGCCGTAGACCGCATTGCTCTTGAGGCCTTCGAGGTAGGCCGCTGGACTCATGGTGTCGCCGTTTTCGGTGAGCATCGGTTCACCGTTGGCATTGAGCACCACCACATCACCGCTGTCGGTGACCTTGAAGCGGTTGCCGATGGCGCCCATCAAGGCATCGAAGTAGGTGGTGCCATCCTCAGCGCCACCACTGCGGCCGCCGGCAACCTGGAAGGCATTGGCGAGGGCCTGCTGGCGGTACAGCTCCGACTTTTCGGCCAGGGCTTCGGCCAGCTTCTGATCCTTGACCTTGACCTGCGCATAAGCCTCGGCCTTGGCCGCTTCTGCCGCTTCTTTGATGCGCTGATCCATCTCAGCCCGCAGGCGCTCTTCCCGCTCTTGAGCTTCTTTGATGTTGCGCAGTTGATCGGGGTCGAGGCCTTGCAGCTGCTGCTCAATCGCCTTGAGGCGGCGCTCGGCTGCTTTGCGGGCTTCGCGTTCTTCCTGCAGTGCCGAGAGACCAGCTTCACCCAAAGGCTCTACAGCAGGTGTTGGCGTTGATTGTTCTGGCTGCAGCGCTTGTTGTGTCTCGTCGGCCATAAATCAGGCACTACACAACAGGCTAGCAGTCGCTAATCGACAATCCAATAGCGCAAAGTGCTGCTGCCGCTGATGAAGCTGAGGTTAGGACGGTTTTCCGTTTCCATAAAGTAGATCGCATCAGACGTGCTGCCTGCAGTGGATGCACCCGGCGCAATACCAGCAGGTGGCTCTAGCGAGGTCGCCAGAAACAGCTCCTGATCCTCTGGGCTAAAGCCATCCAGATCGGCAAAGACCGCATCACGATCCAATAGCGCACTCGGGGCATAGCTGGCAAAGGAATCAGCCCAAGCCAAGCCGATGTCCTTGTAAAGATCGCAAGTGGATGCGCTGCTGTTTTGATACGTGCTTAGTTCAATCACAAACGCAGGCCCACTGACGAATAGGGCTTTGCGGATGACACGACGCGACGCGGCCGTATTCAGAGCCAGCATAGTTTCAAACGACCGAGAAATCTCGTTCTTTGTTGTGAGCACATTCCACTGCTGCAGATTGTTTCCAGTCACAATCGTTGGCCCGCTGGCAACGCTGGTCAGGCTCCAGATGGACGGCCCGCAATCCTTAAACGGATGACTTGATGGCAGCAGCCCCGAAAGCACCAAAGGTGCCGGATACCGCGTAGACACTGCCGTGGCGACAAGTGTTAAAAAAGCGCCCCACGCAATGCTGGTCGTTTCGTGCGTATAGACCAGCTCAGAAGCAATAGACACCTCGCCAGAACTTAGGTCGATGCTGTAAGCCACCATGTCTAGAGCCACGTCGAGAGTGCCGCTTCTCGTCACGTTTAGGACTGGGCCAACAGGGCCAAACTCAAGCCCCTGCTCGCCTTGAAAAGAAAAGTATTGATAACTTACTGACGCGCTGTGCCGCACAGTGTGCTCACGCGCAATCGCCACATAGGCGACTTGATTGATGACATGCCAGGTGAGAACCGTCCATCGTCGATTCTCTGCGATGGTTTCGCTCTGGCTGTAGATCCTTGTCTCATCGCCCTGGGCAGGGTCGCCGAAGTCTGAGACCTGTGCAATCAAGCTCGTCAGCAAGCCTCTTGATGCTGTTGGAGCCAAGGTCTGCGGTTCGTCGTTGTAGACATCCAGCGTCGCCACAATGCCGCCAGGCTGGATGCCACTGCGAATCTCAATCAGCCCTGCTGCGTTCTCCTCAATAAAAAACACCGGCACCAAGTCGCCACCGCTGCGTCGTGCAGCTGGGCGGAATCGTGCAACCGGCCTAACCACGCTGCGCCTTGATCACCGTGATCTTGGCTTGCATCCGCAGGTTCATCGCAATGCGGTTAGCATCCACCACCTCCTGCAATCGCTGGCGCAGCTCGGAGCTGCCAGCGTTGCCGCTCACCTGCACATTGACCTGCGCTTCAGCCATCAGTCATTCACGGCGAGCTTGACGCTGTAGCCCACGGTCTGGCCGTTGCTGATCGTGACCGCTGCGGTTTCGCTGAGGATGCCGTAGACGCTGCCGGCGCACTTGCGGATGCGCAACGTGCCGCTGCCGGTGCTGGTGATGTTCACGCGGTTAGCGCTGCCAACCGATGCGCCTGTGTGCAGCGTGATCGTCGAGCTGGTCACGCTGTCCACGTAGTAGAGCGTGCCGGCCGTCAGACCACCGGGCAGCGTGCCCCCGCTGTCCACCGTCACGGTGACCGCATCGCCATCGCTGAGGCCATGGCTGGCCACGGTGATCACATCCGTGGCTGGATCTACCGCACTGCTGGCGGTCAAGCCCGCACCGGCCTGGCCATCAGCGGCGGCATCCACCAGCAGCACCACATGGGTGTAGGTCAGGTTGCCGCCATTGGCGCTGAACTCCACGCTCACTGAATCCTGCTCATAGCGCGTGTTGGTGGCGCTGTAGGTGCCGCCGGTCAAGGCAGCGCTTTGAAAGCGGGCATAGCCATTGGTGCCTTCGGTCAGCTCATGCTGCAACCAGCTGGCAATCCCGGCATCAGTGGCCGGTGCGCTGGCGGCATTGACCAAGGCAGCGGTCAGCACCTTGCCGCTGTAAGCCTCAGACATCACGCGGGCCAGCTCAGCCTGCGTCAGTGCGGTGGTAACGGCCATGGATCAACCCTTATGCCTGAACTTGCCCTAGATCCACTGCGAATAGAGATCCAAGCGGTAGGACTTGGTGGCACCAGCGGTCAGCGTGAAGGGTGTGGATTCGTGAATCACACCGATCAGAGGGAAGGCATGAACTGGAGCACCAGCCCCTGGATCTACGGCTGGAATGATGGCAACCAACACATCGGTGTAGGTCACCGTTGAGGCAAACGAAAGTGTGATTTCCTGTTGCGGCAGTTCAGCCCGCTGGGTCAATGTGGCGTCATAGGCCACGGTGCCAGATGCGGTGAAGGTATCAAACTGACCAGCCAACACATAGGGATCCCATGCGCTGTAATCCGCATTGAGCGCTGGCGGTGATGCAGCCCCAGTGGTATCAGCCAAGAAACTGACAAACGTGGCACCTTCAAACAACCACCACATTGCGCTAAGCGCGGCCTCACGGTTGGGCGTAAAGCTCGCAGGCATAACGGCGCTCGGTCTTAGCTGAGGTTGCCGCCCAAGCCAAGACCAGCGCTGAAGCTCTGGATCAGCAGTTGCCGCTCACCGCTCTCCAGCTGCAGCACCACCTGCTCGCTGATCTCTTGCATCGCCTCCAGTTGCAGCACGCTCTGCAGAGTGGCGTCGCCCAGGCTGCGGTTGATGCCCAGCGGCACCAGCAGTGTCTCCAGCTGCAAGCGCACCTGCAGGGCAGCGGTGCTGATCGGTTTGAACGGCAACGCCAACGCCACAGGCGTCAGCTCCGTCTCAAACACTTCGGTCTCATCGTCCGGCAGGCTGTCGATCAGCGTTGTGACCGCAGCGCTGTCGCTCACATCCACCGGCTCCACCAGCGTCACGCTGTTCACCGGATCCTGCGGGCCGTTGTTCACATCCGCTGGCGGGGTCGGCAAGGCACTGGTGCCAGGTGCCACAGGGGTCCAGCGCGGGCCGCTAATGTCACCGCCCGCCAGGCCCCAGTAGAGGGCATCGGTCGAGACCAGACAGCTGTTGGCGTCAAAGCTCCACGCGGTGCCATTGGTGCGGTAGGTGGCGGTGATGCCCCCGTTGCGCAGGTGAAACGCAGCCAAGGGCTCAGTGGGCAGCACACCTAGGCCGGTGGTGACTTGGAGGCCGAGGCGATGACCGAGCAGCAGGCGGTTTTGCTCTTCCGCGTAGTTGGCCGCTGAGGCCGTGGCATCACCCTTGGTCACGCTGCCGTCGTCATTCACCACGTCATCCGGCAGGAAAGGCACCGCAAAGCCAGTGGCACTGTTAGCCCGTGTTTCGGGTGTGGCACCAACTTGAATGCGGTTGCCGCCTTGAATCACCGCCTCTGCGGTTTGGTAAGGCGCCAGATAATCCGGCACCGGCTTCTCTGCATCGGTGGTATTGAGATCGGAGGTCACCACCTTCACGTCTTCCAGCACCAAGCGGAAGAACTGCTCTAGATACGGCGCAAACTCAGCGCCTGTAGTGGCCTTGAGAGCCGCTGCACTGATGGCCTGCTGACCCATCTGCGTCAAGCCATAGGCGACATAGGTGCGCTCAATACGCTTTTGCTTGTTGTCGCTGTAGAGAATGTCGGTGATGATGGATTGCTTCGTTCCCTCGCCAGTGGGGATGCTGCCCATCTTGGTGTAATCCTTGACGCCGATACGGCCCAGCGCTTCGGTGTAGGACATGGTTTCGCTGCTCTCCTCGCGGATAACGCGAAAGGTCGGCAGCTTGGGCAGCAGCACAATCGTGCCGGCTACAGTCATCACCGGGTGATCTGTCGCTGGGTTGGCATCAGCGATGGCTTGCTGAGCAGCCAAGATCTCCTGCTGCACCTGCTCTTCTTCCTGCTCGCTCAGCGGTGGCGGCGGAATCTCTTCGTAGGTGTAGCGATCCGTCTTGCGGCTGGTGATCGCTGTGGAAGCGCTTGGCCCGGTGATGCCGGCATTCAGGTGGTCCTGAATCACTTGGCTGTTGACCTTCACCAACGAGGTGCTGGTCACCGCCGTGCGTTCGATCACCCGGTTATCAGGCTCCGCCTTCTGCTCAAAGGTCTCCACCGTCTCGCTGATCGGATAGCTGCGCGTGGTGCCATCACGCAGCGTCACCTTGATCGAGGTTTCAGTGGTGGTGCTTGAAGAATCCCAGGTCGCACGGAAGTTTCCATACTCCGCGCTGGTGATTAACGCACCAGCCAGCCACTCCGTCGTCGGGGCCTCGTCTTCCTCCTCCACGGTTTGCGCGGTGCCGCTACCGGTGGGGTTCTCTGTGAAGTCCAGCCCGCCTTGGTTGCCGTTGAGATCAATGACGCGATCAAAGCCAACGACAGGCCCTTGATTCGGTAGCTGCTTGTAAGAGCGGGCTACCAGTTTGTTTTGCGTATCGAGATAGCCAAAGCGCGTGACACTGGCCAACATGTCCGACAGTGTTTCTACATAGTCCTCAGACGCCAAGGCTGCAATCTGCTTCTTGAGGCTCCAATTCCCAACATTGCCAAGCTGCACACCAAGCCGATTGGCCACAACGGTGAAGGCTTCCCGCAGGTTCAAGGTCTTGGCCACCTTGGGAATGCGGCCATTGAGCCCATCCACCAAGGCGCTGTTAATCACGCCGCCGCCTTTGCCCTTCTCATACGCCAGCTTGTCGGCCATGCTCACCTGCGTCTGATTGCGCAGCGGATCCGCATAGGCCTTGGTGACATAGAACGGCCCACGCGGGAACCTTGCCGCCTTGGTCTCATCAGGGGTGATGTAGGCCAGCTTCACCACATCGCCGTGCGCAGGTGTCACCAGCCCGGCAATCACCAGCTCGCCGGTGGTCATCACCAGGCCCTGGCCCTGCACATGGTCATCCTTGACGCTGCCGGAGATGACCGGGCCAAGGTTGCAGAGGATCTGAGCGCGAACGTCGAGCACCATCAGACCTGCTCCACCGTCAGGCTCACGGTCCAGAGGTTGGTCTTCAGGCCGCCGACAATGCGAGCCTCCACGCTGGCTGTGGGCGGGCTAGTGGGCCACCAGTCACCCGTTGAAGGCGTGCTCTGCACGGTGCTGGCCACCCAGTTGCGCAGGGTGGTGTAGGCGGCTTCATTGGCCACGGTGCCGGTGATCTGCCGCACAGCAGAAGCCCTGAGCGGGCCATTGATGTAGGCAAATCCACCAGCGGTGCGCTCCAGGCTGGGCAGGTCGTCGAGCGTTTCCATCGGCTCGGTCAGCGTGATCGTCACGCCGCCCAAGGTGACGGTGCCCAGGCTGGGCAGCAGGGCGTCATCGGCAGCGCTGCTCTTCTCTAGTGACTTCTTCGCCACGGTGAGCGCCTGATTGGCATCCACCAACGTCGCGGTGAGCTGCACATAGGCGCCGACCTGTTCAATGCTGGGCGCCTCGGTGAACCAACAGGCCACACCGCTGGCCGTCAGGCCATTGGCGCTAAAGCTCAGTGCAACGGTGGTGCCGACGCTGTTGCTGGCGATGGAATCGGCATCGCCGCGCCGTGCTGCCAGCCACGTCTCAAAGATGGAGATGAACTGCCCCAGCTCCGTGCTGTTGAGCAGGCCGCTGACGGTCCAGCTGCGGGCCGCAAGGCCGAGGCTCACATCCTCAGAGGTGTAGCCCAGCGGCTGCGCGGTCAGCTTGCTGATGGTCAGGCCGTTGATCGTGACGCTCATCAGCCGCCTGTTCCGCTAACCACCGCACCACTTGAGTTGCCCCTTGTACCGCTGTTGTTGACGGTGACATTGACCACCGGTGGCTTGGCGGTGTTGGTGGCGATGGTGGAGAGGAAGCTGTTCATCTGGGAGAACTGCTGGCTGCCGTCAATCACCGTGTTGACCTGCGCCTGGAAGGATGTGGACAGCTCACCACGGGCCTGCGCCGCTTCCTGCAGCAGATTCTTGAAGTTGCGAGCCGATACCGCTGCAGCATCGACATAGGACGCTTGCTGGCTCAGTTCGGCATTGACATCAGCCTGCAGCTGGGCCTGCTGCTCCTTGGATGCAAACTCAGCTTGAGAGTTCAGCGCTAGGAGGCGTTGCTGCTGGAGCTGATCACGGGCAGCGGCTTGCTGATCCGCGAGCAGCTGCTGGCGAAGGGCGCCCAGGCCTTGCTCTTGGCTGTTGGTTTCCTTGATCAGATCAAGGTTCTGCTTGGCCAGCTCCACCTGCCGTTGTGTGGCAGCTGTCCCTTTTTCAGTGTTCTGCTGCTCAGCTTGCAGCAGGGCGATCTGGGCTTCATTCTCAAGCCGCTGACCTGCGGCCGCTGCTTTTTGCTGCTCAAAGGCCAAGCTGGCCTGCTGCGCCTGCTGCTCAGCGACCAAGCCACGAGCCTTGAGATCAAACTCAGCAACGGTCTGGTTGAACTTTTTCTGACCAAACTCCAGCTCTAACGCCCGCCGCTGCGCGTCATTGGTGGCCAGTTTCTGCGCTTGCGATAGCTCCTGATCCAGTAGGCCCTTGATCGTATCGCTGCGGCCAATGGCAGCGTCGTTGCGGACTTTGTTGATCTGACCAATCAGCGTGACTTCTTTGGCATAAAAACCAAGACGCGCCTCTTGGCCCTTCAGGTTTGCATTGTCAAGCTGCAAGGTTGTCAGCTTTTCGTTCCTGATCGCCTCTTCCTGCTGCCTGGCTGTCTCAGCCGCCGCTTCAGCTTGCTTGTTCGCCTGTTTCTGCGCTGCCTGCTCCTGCTTGCCGTTGGCTTGTGTTTCAGCTGCATTTGCCTTGTTCTTGGCGCCAATCTGCGCTAATACCGCACGTTGATTTTCTAATGACTTCAGCTGGCCTTGATATTCTTTTACCAGTTTTCCTCCGAAGATCTCATCAATAAAGCGGCCGGGCTTTCTCAGTTCACCTTGAATCCGCTTGATCTCGTAGTCAATAGATGCAGTTTGCGCTTCTAACTTAATGTTGGCCTTGATTCCACCGACCTTTTGCTCTACCTCTTGAATGCTGGCATCTAGAGCAGCTGTATCAACCCCTGGCGCAGCTAGGGATTTCTCAGTCTGCAACAGAGCCAATTTTGCTTCAGCTGCATCTAGCTCTTCGCCGTATTTCTTTAGCGCTGGTGTAAGCGTTCCAACCAGCTGGGTGCCATTGGGGAGATTGAACGAGATGTCACGGCCCTCTAGGGCGGCGACTTCGTTGGCAATCGCGCCAAGCTGTGAGTTTAGTTGTTCACCACTTAAACCAGCTCGCTTGAGAGCCTCTGCCTGCTCTCCAAGGGCAATGGCCTCTCCCTTAAGTGACTCAACATTCGTCTGCTGACCAATCACACCACGGACAACATTGGCACGCTTTTCCAGTTCCTTCAGTCTCTTCTCGGCCAAGCTAGTATCAAGGCCATATTCTTTTTGCCGATCTATTTCTGTTTGAATGGTCTTGATGCTTGACTCAAGTGCCGTCAGCTCTTGCTGCGCTGGTGTCAAGCTAATGCCGTTGATTGCCTCAGCAATCCCAGACAATGAGACGCCGATGGATGAGAAGTTGCTGCTAGTGACCAGATTGCTAAACGCATTGCCAATCGCTTCAACGCCACTGCTGATTGTTTTGCTTGTAATATCTGCTGCTGCTGCTGCTGCTCCAGCGCTGGACTTCTGGTTGTCCAGAAACTTGTTGTAGGTTGCAAGCTGATCGTTCAGCAATGGCTGGACTGCTGTCAACGCCTCAACCGAGCCAAACAAAACACTGTTCGCGGTTGCACTGCCCTTGGTTGCAGCTGCCACCTCTTGCAGAAAGGCGCCAAGGCCTTTGGCTTGGAGGCTTGCTCCATTGAATTGCAGACCTAAGCGCTGAGCCAGCTCGCTGGCCTCCTGCGTTGGTTTGACGATGCTGCTGATCACCTGCCGCAAGCCGGCAAATGTTGCCTCAACAGGAACACCCTGAGCTGTCGCAGCTGATATAGCTGCATTCAGCTCTTCAATGCTGACGCCGGCTGCCGCCGCAATCGGCGCAATCGTACCGATTCGGTCTGCGTATTGACCAACAACGATCTTGCCGTCGTTTTGGGTCGTGATGAACCCATCAATGATCTTGGTCGCTTCCTTAGCGCTCAGGCCGTAGGCATTGAGCACAGAGGTGGCACCATCGGCGACCACTTGAATACTGGAGAAGCCGCCCTTAGCACCAAGCGCAGACGCCTTAAGGATGTCGGTCGCATCAGCAGCACTGGCAAACCCTGCAGATGCCACGTCATAGGCAGCCTTGGTCAGCTCAACGGTTGAGATGTTGGCCTTTAAGCCAGCGCTGACCAGCTTGAGATTGTCATTGAGAGCAACCGCATCAACACCAAGTGTGCGCACGGCAGCGGCCGCATCATCGGCCTGCTTGATTTGATTGAAAGCTTGCGCTGCCACAGCAAGCGTTCCGAGCTGCGCGACAAGTGAGCCGATCTGACTGGTTAGTCCCTTGATGCCACTGGCTGCACCCAGCTGCTGATTGAATCCACCAAGCGAAGCATTTGCAGCATCCTGCTGCTTGACATATCGCCCAAACTCATCCCGCAACCGACCGGATGAATCGGTAAAGGTCTTGATGCTTTCTTGGCTTTGCCGGAGTCCAGCACGAAAGGCGCCGTCATTCAGCTCTAGGTCAAAGACCGCCCGCCCAATTGACTCCGCCACGCTTGCAAGGCCTGTGACGTGAAGTTGCCCTTATGGCATCAACTTCTGCAATGTCACCAAAGGAGGAAGCTTGGCCAGTGCTGGCGTGATCCAATCCCGTGGCGGCATCTGGTTGCCCGCGCTGGTGCGGTAACCCTTCAGCACGTAGACGGAATAATCCACGTTCCAGCTGTAGCGATAGACAAATGGGCCGATCTGAGTCCGCTGAATGCTTTGCCGAAGGGCACCGCTATCAATGATGTCCCTGGGGCTACCGACGCTTTCGCGGCCTTTGCCCTTGCGGTTGTAGCTTCCGCGTGTGGTCTTGTATTGCGTCGGCCAGGTGAATTGCTTGGTGCCGATCTCTTTAGTGAACTGGGCTTCTATGCGCTGGCTGAACTTTTCCCAAGCACGCTCAAGGCGCTGTTCAATATCTGAAGAGTCAAATTGAACAGTGACCTTCATGACTCACTCCTGCCGCACCGCATCCAGCACCACCACATGGCCGACGTTGGCCTCCAGCAGCGCACCGATGCCGCCACGGCCGTAGGCGCTGCGCAAGGCCACCAGCGTCACGTCATAGGTGCTGCCGTCGTCAATCTCCAGGCTGCCGGTCATGCCTTCCAGCACCGCATCATCCAGCAGCTGCGGGTCGGTGACATAACCCTCAAAGCGTGAGGTGCGGACATCCACGCCGGCGAAGTTCTGGCCGATGGTGGCGCCGATCTCTTTGACAAAGACGCGGTACGTGGTGGCCGTTGTGTTGGCCACCACGTTGCCGGTATAGGGGTCGGTGGTGGTGCCCGCTGCAGGGAGCTGAACAGTCAGCTCCCCGTTGCTGTAGGCATCCAGCGGGCTCGCCATCAGCTAACTCAGGGGGTGGGTGCAGTGGCTTCGGTGTAGGACAGGCTCCCGTATCCCTGGAGCGAAAATGAGACAGTCGCTATACCACCAGCCTCAATCGACTCAGAGAAGTCGGTGATGATGCCGATGCCAGCGTGCTTCTCCACGGTGGCCACGGAAGCGCCAGGGTCAGGCGATTCCCGATACCACTTCACGTATTGCCCGGTCGGAGCATCCAGAGCAGCGTCCTTCAGGAGCTTGTACCCCGCATCCACGGTATCCAGGTTCATGGTCATGGGGATGCTGTAGCTCTGCGAGGTCGCCACAGCTTTGGAGAAACCACCAGCAGTTGAGTAATCAGTGACTGTCTGGGTCTCAGTTGTTGATTCAATGCCGGCGTTGGTGAGATTGAGGATCTCAGTCAGGCCGGTGCTGCTGGTGGGATGGGTGTCATCAGCGGAGGCGGCATCCGCCATCCACAGGCGGTAACCGATGGCGGACATAAAGGCCAAGGTGGGCGCTCCTAAAGCGGTCTGCCTGAAATTGCCAATCAGGAGCGCAGCAGCTCCGCCTGGCCGCCGGCCTTGGCGTAGAGGTTGGAGAAGCGGCCGTCGTAGCCGATGGCCAGCGACAGCTGCTCACGCCAGTAGGCCTGCTGGGTGCGGATGCCGGCGAGCTTGGCCTCGGGGTTGCCGGGCTGCCATTCGAGAACGTCGGCGCGGATCAGGCCGAGGTCTTCGGAGGCCTTGGCTTCAAAGCTGGCTTCCAGGGCGTTGAGCTTGCCGATGGCGCTCTGACTGGTGGTGATCGACGCGGCCGAGGCCTCAGCCATCAACACGTCGAGGTGATCGAGGGCGATGTTGGTGGCCGGGATGGCGAGGTGGCGGCGGATTGCTTCGCGGTCAGTGGAAACCCAGGCCATGGCGGGTGCTTTTGCTTAGGTTGCCCCTGCGGCTGGACGTGGCGGGGTCCAGAGCGCCTCCGGTGCCTGCTCCATGCCAAGGCTCTTCTCAAACGGCGTCGGCCCACTGATCGGTTGCTTGCCGGCGGCCTCCAGATCAGCTAGCACCTCCGCCCGTGCCTTGGCCTCCTCCTGCGGATCAATCAGCCCTAGCTCTTCCCATTCGGGATCCCAAGGCGTCACGGTGCAGCGGCAATTCGGGTGCGCTGGCGCCACCACATCCCCGAGGCGATACACCTTGCCGTGACGCGGGGCGCAATAGCCGCAGGTCCGGCTGCTGCCCACCGCCTGCCATTGCACCTGATCAATGCCTTCAGCCTCGTAGCGCAGCTTGCTGCCTTCCACCATCGCTGCTGCCATCTCGGTGCGAGCGACGGTTTGAGCGCGGCTCTTGCTCAGCTCCACGCTGTTCTGCAACGTCTTGCGCAGCTGCCGCCAGCTGTCGCCTTGAGCTAGGTGAAACTCCACGCCGCCGATGATGCGGCCGCGTAGATCCACATCCACCAGGCGGTTCAAGGTGGCGAAGGCTTGGGTGCCCTTGCCGCCTGCGGCGTAGCTGGCCAGTGCGTTCTGCCGTTGCGCGGCGGCGATCAAGGCCGTGGGGTTCTGCTGCACCATCCCCGGCGAAAGGATGGTCGTCGGGTCCGTGACGGCATCGGCGAAGACGGCAGCGGCCTGATCGGGTGTCAGCTTGCTGGCTTCTTGCTTGACCTTGTTGAGTTCTGCCAGCGCCCAGAAGTCAGCGGCCTTTTGTCCATCCAGCAGGGCCTGATTGACCGTCTGCCGCAGTTGCGGCGGCAGCGTCATGGTCTGCAGCTCCTGCTCCAGCTGCTGCCTGAGGATCAGCAAGCGCTGCAGGGGGAAAGCACCCGCGCCTTCTAAGGCCCGCTTGTAGGCGACTTCGATGCGCGGCTCCAGGGCGCGATAGGCGCCGGTGAGACCGTCGATGATGTCCCGCTCAAACGGTCCGAGCAGGGCATCGCTGAGCTTCTCCCAGCTGTCGGCGGCCTGCATTAGCTACCAGGCTGCAGGGCCTGCGGGGGCAGCATGACGTTCTGCTCCAGCAGTAGGCGATCCCGCTCCAGCTGCGCCTGCAGTTGCTGCTGATCGCTGCCATCCAAGCCGAGCACTTCAGCTTCAATGTCAAAATCAACGGGCAGGACTCCGCCGCGCTGGAGCAGTTCCAGCGTGGTCTCTTTGCTGATGTAGCCGCCATCAGCGAGGCTCTGGATCTGCGCCACCTGCTGCGGCTCTAGGCGCGACTCCAATGCTTGTGCAGCAATCTGCAGCACACCAGTGGGCTCCTCGCCGGTGTAGGCCACCCAGAGCATCTGCAGCTGCTCAAACAGGCTGGCCTTCTGCATCCCGGCCAGCGCCAGACCGCTTTGCACCTGACCGGCCTGCAGCCTGGCCTGAGTCGCGGTGACGGCCTCTTGGCCGCTCATGAACGCCAGCGTCTCGTTGTTGATCAGCTGCTCGATGTGAAGCAGGTGTTCCTGCTGCTGCTGGAGGCTGCTGCCGGAGGGTTCCGCAAAGCGGAAGTCCCCATCAACGGGCACATCCACCACGCTGTTCGGGCCGATCACCAGCGGCGGTGGGGTTTGACCGTCCATCAGCAGCGCACCACGGCGCACCGGCACCGGCAGGGCGCAGCGGTGCAGCAGCTCGTTGAGATCGGAGCGGCTGCGGTAGTGCTGCAAGGTGAGCAGCGCCAGCTCGCGGAACGGCGGCAGGCCATGACCCCAGCGCTGCGGCTGCGGTGCATACCAGACCAGCGGCACCTCGCTCAGGCTGGTAAAGCCTTCCTCCACCAGCTGCAGCTTGGTGGTGGCACCGAGCTGTTTGTTCAGCGCATAGACCTGGAAGGCACCAGGGGTGAGCACGCGGAAGAACGGCTCAACGGTGAAGCCAAAGCTGCCGGCTTCCACTTCACGCCATTCGAGCAGCGTGGCCTGCACCAGCTGCTCTTGACCGGCGATGTATTCGGTCTTCCAGTTGAGGATGTTGCGGCGCTCGATCAGCACCAGATAGGGCTGACGGCCAAAGGCCAAGCGGTCAGCCTCAGATTCCACCGCGACCTGCTGCGGCATTTCGACCATGACGGCGCAACCGCCATCGCGCATGGCGAGGCTGTCGGCCATGGCCATGAAGGCCGTCAGGTTGTTACCCAGCTGGTCCACATCCTCCAGCTGTTGCTCCAGGGAGGCGGGCAGGTCGGAGAGGGTGAACTGCGAGAGGATGCCGCTCATGGCCTCAATGGCCTTGCGGAAGCTGGGCACGTAGGTGGCCCGCGCTAAGCGGTTGCGATAGGCGCGGTCAGGCTCTTTGGTTTCCTGCGGCAGGTAGGTGGCTTCACTGCCGCGCAGGCCCAGCCAGCAGTCGCCTAAGAGCTGCAGATCGGGCTCAATGTCCCGCAGGACCGGATGCTTCCAGGTCGGCAGGTTGGGCGCATCGAAGAGATCGCCGTCAATGGCAGGCCTGCCGTCCATCCATGTGGTTTTCTTCCGTGCCTGAAATTGCCGGTGATTAAGAAAGGGCTAGGCGCACTTGATAGCGAGAGATCTGGAGGTGAGAGGCGATGCGTTGCTGCGACCAGCCTTGGCGGCGCAGGCGATGGATGCGTTGGCTGCGGGATTCAGTGGCCCAGAGGACCACGATCAGAGGGAGCAGCAGCAGGGCGAGGCCCCAGGCCGCGAGGCAGGTGATGGTCATGGCTGAAGTGGATGCAAGGTGCGGAGCAGCCGCTTAGGGCGCTCAACGCAGCGGAAGGGGGTGCCGGGCCAACCGGCGGTGCGGGCTTAGTCAGGCCCTGTTGAACTCGATTTCTACGGGTCGTGTGTTCTGTTCCCCGAGCCGCTCCTCGTGCCGGTCAAGCCGGCGGGGTGCGTGCTGTCCGCCCCATGTCTGGTGATTGGGTGGCGCTGTCGCTGCCGTTTCCCGTTCACACCACCACTATACCACTTAGGCTAGCTAATGCAAGTCAGTGGACTAGAGCCAGCCAGCGTCCATCTGATCGTCAGCGGAATGCAGCTCAAAGCCGCCCAGCTCATGCCCCATGCCGGCGGTGGCGCGTAGGTCCAGCTTGAGTTCTTCCGCGCTGATGCCGAGCTTCACGCACACCTGCGCCATGGTCTCGCCGCGCTCCAGTAGGCGTCTGGCGTGCATCCCGCGCTGGCGCACCGCACCGGGTGCCTTCAGCCAGAAGTTGTGGTCGCGGATGTAGTGCCGCCACTCGCCAAGGATGAAAGGCAGGGCAATGGTGGAGAACTTGTAGCCGGTGGCGGCGTCGTATTTGCGCACCGCCTTGAGCAGGCCGATTAGGCCAAGGCTGTAAAGATCCTCGATCTCAATGCACTTGTACTTGTGGTGCTGCTGCTTGATGATCAGCTTGAGCAGGGGGATGTGCTGCTGCACCATGCGCTCCTCCTTGCGGCGCTGCCTGGGGCAGGTCTCGCGGTAGAGGAGGGTTTTCGGACGGGTGCTCTTGGGCTTGCGCGGCGGCAGCTTGCCGGTGGGCAGGGGTGCCGGCTGCCAGGGGCCATCGGAGAGGAGCGGAAGGCTTAGCTGGCCATCGCAGGGTCTGTGGCGCTGGGGTTTGGTCATCACCATGCGGCGGCCTGCCCGTAGGAGACAGCGGCAGCGGTGCTGATCGCCGGGCGTGAACGGAGCCAGGAGAGGCCTTGGCTCAGCGCGTCCACTTGGTCGTCGTGGGCAGCGTTAGGGAAGGCAGCGGCTTCTTCAATGAGCGCCGAGGCCCAGCTGCTGCGCTCCGGCAGGAAGACGTTGCCGGCCTCGATCATTGGGGAGATCGCTGAGGCGCGAGAGAACTTCCCGCCTTGCGGGTTGACCGCGATCAGCCCGGCCACCTTGCTCTTGAGCATGGCGATGACAGCGGGGCCGTTCGCCTTGTCTTCCACCACCGTGGCGACAGGCTTGTAGCGGTTGAAGGTGTTGACGATGGCGGGGATCGTCTCGGTGATGTCGAGGCGGTCGCGGATGCAATCGAGGATGTAGAAGCTGGCGCCTTTCTGACCGATGACGAGGCCCACCACGTAGTCAGTGTTGGGGCCGTCTTTGAAGGTGAGATCCCAGCTGGTGATGATGCGGTCGAGCTGGGGCAGCTCGCGGTAGGTCTGCCACCAGGAGCGCTTGAACAGGCCACCGGCTGGGGGTGAGGGCCGCTGCTGGAACAAGGCATTGAAGCCGTATTCACCTAGGACGCGGCGGCGATCTTGCAGAGCGGTGAGGTCGTAGCGCTCGGGGCAAAGCGCAGCGCCAGGGGTGCGGCCGAGGGGGTCGTTGTCTTCTGCGATGGCCGGGAGGTTCACCACCGTCCACGAGTCCGCGTCGTCGGAATTGAGGATGCGGCCGGCCAGGTCGTCTTCATGCCAGCGCGTCATGGTGAGCACGACGGCACCACCGGGTTCGAGGCGGGTGTAAAGGTCGTCTCGATACCAGTTCCAAACACGCTCGCGGTAGGCCTCGGATTCAGCCTCCTCTCTGCTCTTAGTTGGGTCGTCGATCAGGGTCAGCGAACTTCCCAAACCTGTGATCCCTGCACCTACACCAACGGCGCGAAGACCACCACCAGCGGGTGTCTCCCATTGCTCCACAGATTTGCGGTCGCTGCTGATCTCAAAGCGCTGCGAAGCAATCCGCCGAGCTTGACGGCTGAAGGTGTTGGCCAGCGTCTGCGAATAGGCAGCGATCACCACGCGCTGCGTGGGGTCTTGCTCCAAGCGATAGACGGGATAGCGGATGGTGCCTTGATGGCTTTTGCCATGGCGGGGCGGCACGGTGACGATCAACCGTTTGAGAGTGCCGGCGGTGATCGCGTCGAGGTAGGTGCGGATGTAGGCGAGGTGTGGCCAGTCCCAGTTGTCGTTGGGGGAGACCTGCTTGAGCCAGTCGTAGAAGGAGAGGCGCTCTACGGGCTGGGTGGAGCGGTCGTTGAGAAAGGCCGTGATGGGTTCGGGCTTGCAGATACCAGCCAGGAGCGATGCCATCAGGACATCTCGAAGCGAAGCAGCTTGGCTTGGTCTTCCAAGGCCTTGAGGGCTACACCGAGCTGATTGGATTCGGAAGCGCGGCGTTCGTAGTCGTAGAGGCGAGCGACTGCAGCTGCTAGCCACTGAGGGCGTTCAAGTTCGGCATCCAGTTGCATTAACTGGCGTGCGCGTTGGATGTAAGTCTCGGCTGTACGTTCGGCCACTCCCCATTGCTCCGCCGCGTATCGCAGGATTTGGGTACGGCTATAGGCACGAAGAAGCAGGTCGTAAACGGCGTTGACCCGCTCATCAATTTCTACGTTAGTGCTCTTCTTTGCCATGGCCTGAGTTTAACCGGAGGCCGGCATGAAGAGTGTGCCATCGGAGGCGAGGACGGTGAGGCGCAGTTCAGCGTCTTGTGCATCAAAGGCCCAGATGGTGCCCATGCGAGGGAGGGTTTCGGGCTCGATGGTGAAGAGGAAGAGGTAGTGGCCTTCGGTGTTGTCTTGTGAGGCGGAGGGGATGTAGAGGCCGGTGAGACGGAAGGTGGCGAGGAGCTGTCGAGCGATGTATTCAGCTTCGGTGAAGGTGGAGTCGTCATTGAAGACGAGACCGAAGGGTTCACCGGTGTAGGGGTATTCAGCGACGACGGACCAAGGCTCCATGGTGCCAAGGCTGAGTGGTTTAGGTTGCCGCGAGGGGAATGATGGTGATGAGGGCACCGGGTCGTTCTTCTGGGGTGGTGTAGCGCTTGTGGGCGGATAGTTGAACCACTTGAGAATCGTCGTGAAGAAGAGTGCCAGTGAGGGCATCAAGCACGGCACGGGAGAGCTTGTCGATGTCGCCTTTCTGCTTAGAGGTTAGGTGGAGTGGTGCTTTTGGAGATAGGCCGGATTTGTTGTAGTGACCTTTGGGGCGTAGGAAACGGAAGGTGATGGAGATGGAGACGGGTGCGGTGGTGAGGGGGTAGTTGGTGGCGAGTGCAGCGTCAGTGATGTGCGAGCGCCAGGGGCGGAGGCGCTTGTTGGTTTCGAGCATGATGCCGTTGGGCATGGCGCGTTTGGAGCCTTGCGTGGCGGCTTCCATGCCGATCACATCGAAGGTGATGGCGCTAGGCGCGGAGGATGATGGTGGCGGTGTTGATGCGCCTTTGTTCGCGTTCAATCCACCAGCGTTCTGCAGTGAGGGCACGGGCAGGGTCTGCGGAGAAGGTGCCATTGACGGTGAGGAACTGACCGCAGAGGGAGACAAGGCGACAGGGTTGGTATTCAGGCCGCTTGGTTGTCATCTGTTGGTTTGCCAATGGCGGTGATGGCAGCGGCGACGATGGCTTCGAGTTGAGCGCGGGGGATACCGGAGACGGTGCGAGCGGCGGCGTCAATGGCGCGCTGGTAGGCGGTGAGGGTGACAGGGAGCGTGGAGGCTTTGAGCTTGGGTGGCATGGGTTGAAGCGTGAGATCGTGAAGACGTGGTGTGAGCGTGACTGAACTATCTGGAAATTCCAGAAGGTTGGGCGTCAGACAACTCCACCAAACCGAGACGGACGCCTTTGATGGCAGCCTGGAGCCGACTCCTACAACCCAGCTTGCGCAAGACATGGGTCACATGGCTTTTTACCGTTTCTGAGCTGATGAAGAAATAAGCTGCGATTTCTTTATTGGTGGCATTACATGCAATCTGTTCCAGTACCTCAAGTTCCCGTTTAGTTAATTTAGGATGCCTAGTTGCCATGGGATAAAGGAGGAACTGAATTATCAGGATTTAAGTTTGGCCAGCAGATCTGCAGTTTTTTCCGCCAGCTTGCAGTAGCTGGTGCCCTCGTCAGAGCTGACAATGTGAGGGCATGCGGAATCGGGCTGATCAATCCAGTCGCCAAGCGCTGCTTGCATAGCGGTGAACTCACCCCACGTCAGCGAGATGGTCTGCTCGCCACGGCTGATGTGCAAGTCAAAGCCTTCAGCGTTGGACCATTCAGTCACCTCTAAGAAATCATCCCCTTTGGCTGTGTGGTCGTAATTTTCAAGCTCAACAAAGCGGCTGGTGCGTTTGGATTCCTTCATGCTGTGCGGACTTCCCAGAAGTGATTGATGGTTACCGAGGCCTCGCCCAAGGCGAGTGAAAGTCGTTCGGATGCCTTGAGCTGCTCGCGTTGCTCAAGGATGTGAGCGGGATAGGTGTAGGACTTGCGAGAGCGACGCGTGATCTTGCAGTCGTTCCACGCGAGTTGCTCCTCTGCTTCACCCGCTTCCACCAGTTGATCCAATAGGTCAAGGAGTTCTTGGCGTCGGGCTTGGATCGCTTTCTCACTGATG